AACCAACTGGTTCTGACTCATCAAACGGTTTGATTTCCTCTAGTTTACCCTCATCAATTGCCTTTGCAATTGCAGGGCCATTCATCTCACTAAACGGTGATCTAGAGTAGGCATTCCACTCTGAATAATTTTCTTTTATGCCATTGATGATGTCGATGTCAATGCCTTTTTGCCATGGTTTTTGTTCTGTTGCTTCCATAATCAATCCTTTGCTATTCGACTAAAATTGTTTTTCTTTTCGAATCTAATCACACTTGAAAATTTATCTACGATGGTATCTGTTCGGTGTGAGATCACAAAAACATTTGACTTGTTGCCAAGACTCTTCAAAAGTTTCATGAATACGTCTGTGCCTGCTGTGTCTAGGCTACTATCAAAAACTTCATCAAGAATCAAAAGGTTTGTGCTTACACTATTTTTTCTTTTTGCAATCTCTCGCCATGTAAGTAGAAGTGAGATGTCAATTCTAAATTTTTCTCCTTCAGAGAAGTTGTCATAATTAAATTCATCGCGGTAGCGACTTTTTATTACCTCATTGAAGTTCTCGTCAATCGTAAAGTTGACAAAGAAATCCATATCGGACAGGTATTTATTGATTAATCTGTTCATCGTCGGCAGGTAATGACGAATAATTTTAGTTTTGATACCAGAGTCTTTTAGCAACTCACTGAGCGTGCCAATTATCTTGGCTCTCTTGAGAATATCTTCACGCTCCACATTGATAGAATCAAGTTCTTTGGTGAGAGTATCAGCCTTTCGAATCTCTGAGTCAATCTCTGTGGTTTGTTTTTGTATTTCATCAACAAGGTCTTCAAGTTTCTGAATGTATTGTTCGTTCGAGCGAATCAGTCCCTCTTTTTCATTCAAGGACACATTCAACTTTGTCACACTTAAGGCATGTATATCTGCCTGATTTTGTATTTGTCTTGCCGCCTCTTGCTTCTCTTCAAGTTCTTTTATGGCTTCATCAAGTTCTTTTATTTTGTCTTTGATGGATGAAAGTTTTGCCACACGAAAATCTTCGTGAATGGTTTGATCGCACGTTGGGCAAGTCTCGTTGTTTTCAAAGAAACTTTTCATCTTATTTTCACTCTCAAGTCTATGATCTAATTTGCTCTTGATTGAGGATATTTTACCAGTGTCTTTGAGTTCTGAAAGTAGATCGTTTCTTTCGGCATCTATCTTTGCAATTTCATTTTCTATGCTTTTGATTTTTTTCTTATTCGTATCTATCGCTTTTTTTGTCTTATCAATTTCATCTCTATGTGATTCAATGTTCGACAAACTTTTCTTTCTTAAGCCTTCAACATAGTCATTTTGAATTCTGATCTTTTCTTTCGATACCTTTTGGTCTACAGTGTTTTGATCCAAGTCTCTTCGCAAAGTTGTAGACCGACCTTTGAGAACATCGTTCATCGAACTAAACACCTTGATATCAAGAAGATCTTCAACCACATCTCGACGATCACTGGCACTCAATTGCATAAATGGCACAAACGAAGAACTACCAAGAATTACCACTTGTGTAAAAGACTTCATATTCATACCAAGAACATTTTTCTCTAGGTATTTTTGATAGTCTTTTGCTTTCGCAGTTTGATTTATCAACTCACCGTTTCGATATATTTCAAACAGTGCAGGCTTTTGTCCTCGTCGAATCAGATAAACATTCTTACCTTTCTTGAACGTCAACTCTACGATACTGTCTCTCTCGTTTACGCTGTTGATCAGTTTTGTTTTTGTAATTCTACGAAATGGTTTACCAAACAAAGCAAAAGTGAGGGCATCGAGTATCGTACTCTTGCCTGCACCATTATCACCAACAATCAATGTGTTGTTAGTTTTGTTCAGATTGATTTCTGTAAAATTGTTACCGGTAGATAAAAAGTTCTTCCACCGAACATTCTCAAATATTATCATTCATCAATGCTTTCTAGGTATATCTCTTTCGCTAGTTTTTTGATCTCTTCTTTAAATTTTACCTCTTGTGAATCTATTTCATCCTCTATGAGTGTGATTGTGTCCACAGAGATGTCAATCTCGTCTTCACTCGGTTCATATGATTCATCCTGCTCTACGATGGTAACATCTTCTACACCAGAATCATAGAGTTTATCTAAGAATTTTTCAAACTTTGTGACCTCATCTTTTTTGGTCACGATGACCTTGACATAACAATTTTTGAGTTTATCAAAGTTTACATCTTTAGTTGGTTTATTATCATAGACTATCTTGTGAAAGATTTCTTTTTTGTTTTCAATAAATTCACACTCGTAAGTCTCGGTGTCAAAAATATGAAAACCTTTTTCAATGCCCCAATCGCTGAAGGTGATTTGATAGGCTGTGCCAAGATACGACACATTTTTGTCACTACTTTTGGTGTGAAAGTGACCACTATAAACCTTCTTGTATTTCTTGAAGAACTTCGGATCAAGACCACCCTCACATTTTACACCAGGCAACATCAAGTGTCCTGTGATTTCTAGGTGCCCAAAACAAACGTGCGAAGTTGTGTTTCTCAAAAAGTCTAATGTTACCTCTTTATTGCCACGATTGATCCATGGTAATAGATCAAGTTTTTTACCATCAATTTCTATTGTCGTTGGTTCTGCGTAGAACTTTACAAACTCGCTATCACCATCAAAAAGTTGCTCAACAGAGTTTACATCATTGGTGTTTCGAAAGTAGATATCATGGTTACCAATTATGATATGTGTGCTAATGTTCTCATCTATGATTCTTTGCACAAAGCGATCACGAACATTTTTCAGTGTCAAAAAGTTTACAAACTTACGACGATCCATAAGGTCACCCATATGAATAACGTGTTTGATATCATGCTCTTTGAGATACGGAAAGAACTCGCTCTCAAAAAAGTTTAGAAAATGCTCTAGAAAAACAGGCGAGTCACCTCTCGCACCAAAATGCGTATCGGTGATGATTGCAACTTTCATTTCTTCTTCTTATCCTTTTCATCTTCAAACTTAGACAGATCGGTCGAGGTAAGTTTTAGATAATCAGCATATGCGTTTGTGCTTTCAGCGTCAATAAAATTATTGCCTTTTGCCCACTCATCAAAAGTGCCTCTTGCATCTGCGGCTTGTATGGCACGATACTTGATATACATTTGCTTTTTCTCTTTGGCAATACGACGAAGAAAGGCGTAATAAATTATTTGTGTGAAGTAAGCAAACGGGTTCGGTTTACGATCTGTAAACTTCTTTGGGTCAAAGTTACCAACATACGATAAACAGTTTTCAACACCATCAGATATCATGTCATCACGAAAGGTGTAGTTTGCAAAGTTTGGTTTCTGCGATAACTTGGTCGCTATCTTAAGAAAACACTCACCGATGTATTCACTTACACCAGGTTTAGGTTCTTCGTTCTCTTCTGCTTTCTCAATCTTTTCACGATGCTCTATGATCGCCTGTAGAAATTCTTCATTGTTTACATAGTGTTCTGGTTCACTTTTCTTCTTTGCCATAATATCCTCTTGTTGTTTACAGAAGTATAGAGTGTAAAAAGTATTTGTCAAATTCTTTCTAGAAATCCATGGGCTTTTTTCTAACGTCTGTCTAAATATAGGTGCCTTCGTTGATAAGAAGAAGTCCGGGGCCCTTTATAATACTTAGAGATACTCTTCGGGATTGTCAGACCAGTTTCTCCAATCGGTAGCGTCGTCCTCTTTATATCGAGTCTTGTCGATAATTCTTTCATGATTTGTTGAATCGAAGACATCGTTGGTTTCATCCATACTTTCGATGACTTCCTCTCGCGTTTGTTCAAAGTAGTCGAAGAGTTTACCCATTTCAGAGTCATCAAGTTTTCTCATGATCTCTGCCATGTCTTCGTCACTGATATCTTCTTTTCGTGGTTGTCCTTTGAGAGGTGCAAAGTCGATGGTTCTTTTTGCATTCTCATAATCTTCGATGATACCTTTGTTTGGACTTACCATAGTGACAATATGCTTCTTTGGTATGCGAATATCATCGTCTTTTGAAAACTCGATCCAATCTCGTAGCGTTACCGTCATGGCTGTGTGAGTCATTTCTTTTTCCATGTCATCACAAATACCAATTGTGCTGATTGAAATCCTCATTGGTCTGTTTACTAAAAAGGAGACACGATTTGAATCTACAATTTTGCCGATGATACTCTCACCGTCATGTGTTCTAAAAATTTTATACTTTGACATTTTATCTCCTTACTGTCTTATGGTAATCATCTTGTAGTCAAATTTTTCTTCATTGTAAATTCTTACCCTTTCAAGAAAATGTTTGAGTGTGTAGTTTTGATGACTCTTCCATGTTAGGTCGTCTGCAATATCGAATAACTTGGCTGTCTCCTTATGCTCTGACTTCCTAAGTTGCCTACCAATGCTTTGTAGAATTCGAATTCTACTCTTCGATGGTGAAGCGAAGATAACATTGTGCAATCTTCTTATATTTATTCCTGTACTAAATGTGCCGTACGATGCCACAATGATTGCGTTCTCACTTTCTTCGGTTATTTTACGAATCTCTTCACGAATGGTTACATCTGTTTCACCAGAAACATAAAAAACTTTTCGATTTGAATACTTCTTTGTAATCATATCATACAATGGCTTGCCTTGTTTATCAACATAATTAAAAAGAACGAGTGAGTTTCCCTTTGCGTGACCACAAAGGTTTGCAATAAATTCATTTCGTTTTTGATTCGTGACCAGATAATCTATCTCTTCTGAATACTTGAGTTTCTTACATTCTTTGCATACCTCGTCTGGATACTTTAGACGAATGCAATCAATTTTGAGTTTTGATAGTAGATCTTTGTCCATGAGTTGCTTTGTAGACACAACACGATTTGTGCTACCAAACAATCCTTCAATGACCAACTTGTGTGTTTTTGTGCCATCGAGCGTGCCTGTAAGACCCACGCGAAAATCACAATCAGAAAGTTTTGTCATGATGTTTGTAAGAGACTGCGACTTGAACTGGTGACACTCATCACCAATCACACCAGAGAACTGATCAAAGTATTTCTTTGGTTGCTTGTAGATACTTTGCCAAGTTGAGATCACGACTCGTTTTTTGGTAGTTTTCTCTTGACCGCCATAGATCTTGTGCACCATATCATCTGCGTTCCAATCTGTTTTGTTGGCATAATCAGCAAAGTCAGAGTGCAGTTGCGAGACAAGAGAGATTGTTGGCACAATGATAAGCATTTTTGAGTCAGGGTTCTCGTCGAGCCAACGACGCATCAAAACGTATATGATAAGAGACTTTCCTGACGCTGTAGGAGACAGCAGAAGCGTTCTCCTGCGTGATAGTGCATGTGTGATAGCATCAACTTGGTGAGCGTGAGGAGCGATGTCCTTGTTGGCTGCTGTGAGTTTCAGATCATTGATATAGTCTTGTATCTCAGAGTCATCAATTGGCAAATTAATTGGCAAATTTGTGCCAACTTCATACTCTCTCTCATTGGCAAACTGTTCTATGTATGGTGACAAACCAGCATAAACTTTTTGTGAGTGTTGGTTGTAAAGACGAATCTTGCCATCCCACATCTTGTTTCGATACGCTGGTGTAAACTGTGCTCCTGGCACTTTGAATGTAAAATAATCGGATAACTCTTGTGCGATACTCGGCTCACACAACGCTTTCACATAAACAGAATCGACCGACTGTATTTCAATATCACTCATAAACCAATGGTATTTATGAGATAAAATTGAGATGATTATGGTGAATCGTTAAACAGATCTGGGTTAGATCTCAAGAAGCCAATAGCATCTCGCTCTGCCATCTGCACAAGATTTGGCCCACCTTCAGCCCCCAACATTTGCATGAGATAAGCGTAGAGTCCAGTTATGGTAATACCGTTATTTGTCAACCAATTATACAAATCTTCGACGGTTGTGATTCCTACGAGTGTGTCATATGGTGAATCAAGCACGGCCACATTCATACCCTCTGTTCCACCGATAAGATCTAAGACTGAATTGATTGTCTCAACATCTTGCAGTTGACCACTATTAAAAACTTTTGCGTTTACAGCGTCAATATTGTCTTGCTTTTGTCTATCAGCCTTTTGTTGTGATTTTGAGAGTATTCTATCAGCACCACCCATCATAGATCCCGACAATATACCTGCCGTACCGAGAGTTGTTCCTGTGATACCTAATTTAGCGGCAAGTGGTATTAATAGTGGTAGTATTGCCACCTCATTCAAATGTTTTTTCTCTTCATTTTCAAAATCTTCTGAAAATAAATTGACGAGATATTCGATTGCATCAGTTGGATAGTCTACGAATATTTTTTCTGACGCTCTTATCACGGGATCGAGTGGATTAGGAACACCGCCTATTTTTCTTTTTCCTACTTGTTGTGAACCAAGCCCACCATACTGATTATCGTCATCCACATCAAGAACACCATCATTATCATCATCGCTGTCTAATGAGTTTCGAATACCATCACCATCATAATCATCGCCAGGTTTTTGCGGCGTGCCTTCACCCTCAAATTCATCTGCGGCCGCACTGCCGTAGGCAGCCAATTCAGTCCCACCCAGAACTTTTAATACTTTTGAAAGTTTTGGTGACATTTGGGCTGCTCTTGCTGCCAATAGAGCAAGATTCACTGGTAATGCGACCTCATCTAAATTTTGTTTCGTATCTTCATTGACTTCATTGAGATACGTCTCGGTGAGATTTTGATACTGACGATATTCCATGCGTTTCTCCTGCACATGGTATTTATGTTTTTCAGTTCACGCCATTTGTAAACTTGAGCCACTCAATCATGTTGCGAATCGTCCATCGTCGATTTGAGATTTCACTCAATACTTTATCAAGATAGTTCTCGATCTCTTCGTTCATCAAAATCTTTGCAGTCACCTTTTGCAGATCATCGTCTGCATCAAGAAACGTCTGCATGTCTGTCTTGAGAATCTTGTGCTGAAAAGGCTCTAGATTGTTGGCTTCAAGTTCTTCTTGTGAGAGTTTGCCATTGTAATACAGCCACTTGAGTTTCTTGACTCGACTCTTCTCAAGACGTAGCGAATGCAAGATGTTTCTTGTCTCTGTGTAAAGACGAAGGTACTTGTTGTGAATCTGTGGTGATCTCGCTGACTCTGCTTCAAGTTCTGTGCGGTCAATGGCAAGATCTGTATCAACCATTTCTTGTATTTGTTTGAGAGTGGGTCTGTTCATCGCAAAAGTATAACATTATTTATTGTGGTGTCAAACAAAAAACCCCTCACAAGGAGGGGTTTGATGATTGAGTTTTATTTTGTGAGTGGTAGTTTCTTTTTATATTATGGGACCAACAAATTTTCCTCTTGGTGGATTGCCAGATACGACCCATCTATATGTTACCTCTCGTCCTTTCGGGAAACCGGGGCCTGGTCTCGTACGTCCTCTAAAAATGATCGTGCCGTCTGGAAGAGTTATAACTTGTCCTGGTCGAAGTGCCCTCGGAATACCATTAAGACCTCCCGGATTATTAGGGTGATCGATATCACCAGGTCTAGGAGCAAGACCACCCAACTCTAAATCTGGGTCGATACCGCTAGTCGGTGCCTTAGGTTGTTTTGTCATACCGCCTCTAGAAAATCCTAACACATCAGGTGTTCCTGACATTGGATTCATAACTTGTTTGCCAGCGCCAACATGACCCCCTTCATCCAAGTTAGCAAATCTCTCAAGCACAGACTCGGTAAGTTGCTCAAGTAAATGGGCATCGTTGTAACCATAATCGGTCAAGGTTTCCCACGCCTTTTGTTCAATCAGTTTTTCAAGTCTGCGACTCATTGGTGACTCCTTAGTGCGATCTTAGTTTATTGATTCTCTTTGTGAGTAATAGTTTCTTTTTGGCTTTTTGTTCTCGTTGAGCGTTAATACGACGAATGGTTTCTCTTACAGCCTTTGTACGGCCATCAAGATCAACACCCTCTGAAAATGCTTCTCCAAACATACTTTTTCGATACATGCTGATCCCTTTCTAAAGAACTTCTACGTCGTAATCTGTATAAGCAAACGTAACCGTTGCTGTGATTGTTTCCATGTCGCTCACTGAACTTGTGAAATCAATGCCGCTGAGTGATGTGGGAAATGCCCCACGAAACGAAACACGAATTCTCTCATTCAGATTGCTGTTCATAATCAAAAGCGAGGCATCTTCAACATCGTCTATTACTTTTCTTCCTGTGTTCTCTTCTGAAACAGAGTCGTATGGGGCAAGAGAAGTAATCCAGTTTTTCAATTCAATCCAGTTGCCAAGATCCTCATTCACAATAAAAGTAATCGTCAATTCATCAAACTCAATGCGATCTCCTGGCTGTTTGATATCTGAGAAAACGTTGCTTTGAATAACTGCCGCTTTCGTCAGACCAGGAAGATTCGCACTTTGACAAAAGTAAACTGCCTCTGGTGTTTTGTTCAGCGAGAAACGAAAACTCGTTGGTTGTAGAGGGTTCGTTGAATCTGGTTGAACAGAGAGTGGACTTACTTTTGTCGTCATGATTTAAATCCTAAAAGAAATGAAGGGTGGGGCTTTCGCCCCACTCTTCGAGAAGTGTTTCGAATAATCAGACGAGGTTATCGATTCTGAAGATTCTGTAGTATTGGTTGCGACGGGCTGAGAGTGTTTCAGCATCAGCGGTACCATCAGTCTTGGAAACGAATGGGTTGCTGACGAGACCGTAGCGAGTCTTGAAGCCGATCTTGGGCTGGAACGAGTTCTCACCAACGGCACGCACCATTTGCAGCGGGACGTATGGGCAGTAGAACAGACCAGCGTCGTAGGGGCTCGAACCTCTGTAGCCAACCATTGCGAAGTCTTTCGTAGAGGTTGTGCTGTAGTAAGGATCGACGTAGACCTTCAGACGACCGTTGATGGTACCAGCGAATGTGTTGCCAGTGTCATCGACGTTCAGATCAGCGTTCAGGGCTGGGGTGTAATCGAGAACACCAGCCATCGCAAGGGCAGAAGCAACGTCAGACGAGCAGAGGATAAAGTTACCCTTACCGCGACGAGTGTCCTTAGCGATGAAGTTGGCTTCACGCTCGATTTGGAAGAGCAGACCTTTGAATCTTTCGACAGACCAACGACCGTTAGAGTCGGTGTTCAAGTCAAAGATACCTTCAGAAGTCGTGGTGCCCGAACGGCAGCCAAGTTTAGCGACTTCGTAGAGTCTACGAATGATCTCGCGGTTGATTTCAGCAAGAATTTCGTTGCTGAGAATGTTAGCGAGTTCTGTCTCGGCATCAAGACCGTGGATAGCCTTAAGGTCTTGAGCGAGTTCAGTGGTGTATTCGGCCTTGAGGGCACGAGTCTTAGCAGTCACCGAGGTTTGCTCGATTGTGAAAGCCATTTCACCGAATGGGTTGTTTGTATCACCACCGAGAAGTTCACCCGTGGCAGTAGGCATCGCACCAGAGGCGCCGTCAAAGCCAATAGCCGTGGAGGAAACTGTATCAGCGAATGGATCAACACCAGCAGCGCCGCCGCCGTCTTGGCCAGTGTTACCACTTGTGCCAGAGAAGCGTGTGTCTGCTTCGAAGTAGAGAGCCTCGTTGCCAGTTTGAGAGGCATAACGGCTTCTCATAGCAAAGATCAGTCCAGTAGGACCAGACATGGGCTGAACACCACAAACGTCGTATGCGATCAGGTTAGGCATCGCACGACGAACGAGCGAGATCAAAATTGGGTCCCACTTGTCGATGTTTGTAGAACCAGCAGTATCGGTCACAGTTTGGTTGACCGGTGCGGCTTCTTTCAGATAACGCTCTTGGTTTTCGAGCAGTTGGGTAACACAGTTCTTTCTCCAGTTATCACTGATAGGGGAGAGGTCATTGTGCTCCAGAATTGGCGACCACTTCTTTTGTAGTCTTTCATTTAGAGTGACTTCCATTTGTTTCTCCTTATGGATAGATTAATCTTTTCCGTATCTTGTTAATGCTTTCGAGTATGCTTGCATACTTTCAGTCAAATTAATTGAGTTGTCGGCTTCATCAGCCACAATTTCTTCTTTCAAGACTCGCAAATCATCAACAATTGGTGATCGTGCAGCCTTTCTGTTGAAATAGTTTTCTTTGAGTGTTTCCATGCTACGAGCGAAACTATCTTCGTCAACAAAGTCAACACCCTCTGCCAAGTTTTCTAATCTCTCGGCTTGTGATAGAGGAATGTCATCTGTTGCTTCACGAATAATTTCTCTTCGACGAAGATCTTCGATCTCTTCATTGAGACTGATATTGTTTTTCAATTCTTCGTTGAGTTTTTCGTCGTAGTAAGAAGCAAGTTGTTGTTTTTCTTCTTCGATGGCTTGAACTCTGGTTTCAAGTTCTTCCACAACGTTCATTTGTGTGTCGGGAAAGTTGATGTTGTGTGTTTCAAACAAGGTCTTAATGCCATTGACAAAACTTTCATTGATTTCGTTTTGAATGCCATTTTCAAGAGCCAGTTTGTTTTCTTCCATCCATTCTTTGATGACATAGTTGAGATATGAATCCACTCTTTCAACCAAACCATCACGAATCTTCTCGACCTTTAGATCAGCCCATTCAGAGTAGGACTCTTGAAGTTCGTTTTGAATTTCAGAAACACGATCATTCACGGCTGCTTCAAAGATTGTCTTAGCCTTAAATTTAAATTCTTCTTCAAGACCTTCACCCTCAAACAAGGCACTGACATGCTCATCACCCATTTCATATGTGTATTTTTCGACAAATTTATCTTGTGCCCCTGCACCAGCAGCAGCGCCACGCTTTGCACGACCAGAAATTTGACGACCAACAGCGGCAACAGAATCGACAGAGGACTTGTTGTAATCAGAGAT